CCCGCATGGACACCGAGGCCGCGCCCGCAGGGGTCGAGATCATGGACGGCATCAAGCGCATCGTGGACGAGGCGCAGAGCCTGGAGCAGCTGCGCGATGCGCTGCTGGCAGCCTATGGCGACCTGCCCACCGGACAGCTTGCCGAGGTGATGGCAATGGGCTTTGCCGCCGCCGACCTCGCCGGGCGCTTTGACGTGCGGCAGGAGTCCGCACCCGCAGCGACCCCTGCCGCGCAGCCAGCGCAGCACATCCATCTGCACGCCACCTTGGCCCTTCCCGAGGGGCTGGATGCGATGGCGGCGAGCGCGCCGCCGGTCATCGAGAACCATATCCATGTGCCCGAGGCCGCAGCGCCCGTGGTTCAGGTGGATGTGGCCGCGCCCGCCGTCACCGTTCAGGCCGAAGTTCCGCCCGCTCAAGTCGTGGTGTCGCACCCAGAGCGAGCAATCCAGACCGTCGAGCGCGATCCGAACACCCTCGAAGTCACCCGCACCGTCACGACCTACGAAACCGACCAACCCAAGGAGTAACCAATCATGGCTATCCAGTTTTCTGTTCCCGTCCGCAACGCCCGCCTTGATGCCATCGAGACCGCCATTGGCACGTCCGCTGTCCTTAAAATCCGCACAGGTGCAGCCCCGGCATCGTGCGCCACGGCAGACTCTGGTACCGCCCTCGCAACGATCAATCTGCCATCTGACTGGATGGCAGATGCGGCATCCGGCAGCAAGAGCATGTCAGGAACGTGGCAGGACACAAGCGCAGATGCCTCCGGAACCGCCGGGCACTTCCGCATCTACGCCAGCGACGGAACCACCTGCCACCTGCAAGGAACGGTCACAGCAACGGGGGGCGGTGGAGACCTGCAAGTCGACAACACGAGCTTCGCCGTTGGCCAGAGCTTTACCGTGACTAGCTTCACCCTGACAGACGGAAACGCATAAGCGATCATGGCTATCACCATGCTCGATCAACTGCTGGCGGGGATGCTTCCGCCCGCGTCCGTCGTCAAGGCCGCAACGCCCGCGCTGGTCTCTGGCCGCCCGCAGAGCCTGTTCTACCTCTCGGGAGCGCCTGGGGCGGCTGCCGCGCCGAGTACTAATATGTCGGGCACCGCACTCACCAACTACGCTGGGCAAATACCTTTCGCCGCCGCAGTCTCCGGCAAGAACATCTATCTGGCGCGCTTCCAGGCCCAGGCCACGATCCCCGGCACGCTCATCCTGTGCGACCGGCTCTGGCACAACTCTGGCCTGAACATGACTCTGACGGCAGCGCAGACCGTAAACTCGGTGGCATGGCCCGCGCGCGATGCCAACGGTGCCAGCAGCGGCAATCAGGTTCTAATCGGCATTGAGGTCACGACGGCTACCGGATCTGGAACGCCAACCTTCACAATGTCCTATACCAATCAATCTGGCACGTCTGGTCAGACAGGAACTGGCATTCTGGCAGGCGGCTCATCGTCCGCCGTAGGTTCGTTCTACCCTATGGGACTGGCCGCTGGCGATACCGGCGTGCAATCGGTGCAGTCGTTCACGCTATCGGCAAGCTGGACATCCGGGGCCGCATCGCTGGTCGCCTACCGCGAGATTGCAAGGCTTGAAATCACGTCTGCCAACGTCCCAGCAGCCATTGATGCGATCACATCCGGCATGCCACGCATGTATGACGGCAGCGTTCCATTTTTGCTGTTCGTGCCGTCTACCTCTACGGCGAGCAACATCAGTGGGCATGTGGTGTACTCGCAAGGCTAATCCATGACCGCTGCCGCGCAGATAAACGGCTGGCTCAATGCGCGGTACATCAAACGCAGCTCCGCGCAGGCCTATGCGCGCATTGCCTGGGGAGACCTGGATGGAACAGAGTCCAAGGTTTGGGGAGCGTGGATATTCGGCGCACCGGTAAATGGTGCGCTCGCGGCAACCCTGGGCACGGCATCGGTATCCGCATCCGGCGGCCTTGCGATCCAAGGCAGCGCCAGCGTGACACTGGCCACCCTGACCGCATCCGGAAGCGCAGCGCTGGCCATCCAGGCGCGGGTGGCGGTAACGCTCGATGCGGCGCTGCTGTCTGCGTCCGGATCGGTTGGATCGGCAGCCATCAATGGCACGCTTGATGCAACGCTGGAGCAGGTTGTAGCCATTGGAACGGGTACGCTGGCGATCAGCGGACAAGGTGCGGCTGTGCTGGCTGGTGCATCCATGTCTGCATCCGGAGCGATTGCCATCAATGGGCAATTGGCCGCCGCGCTTGCAGCAGCAGCCTCAGCGGCCACAGGATCGCTCGCCATCCGGGCGCAGGCGTCTTTGGCGCTTGCCAACGCCACGGCGGGCGGGGCCGGGCAGCTTGCCATCGGTGCGCGGGCCGCCGGAGTGCTTGATGCGGCGACGGTCTCTGCTACCGGCGCGCTGGCCGTGCGAGGGCAGATAGCAGCGGCACTCTCAGGCGCGGCGCTTGCGGCAACTGGAATCCTGCCGATCCGCGCGCAGGCTGCGACAACGCTTGCGGGCGCCAGCATGGCCGGCGCTGGCAGGCTGCAAATCGGCGCGCAAGGCGCTGCGACGCTGGGCGATGCGCTGTCAGCGGGGGAGGCCGCCTTGGCTCTGGCCGCGCAGATGAGCGCCGGGAAGCTTGGGGCCGCCGTCTGTGCTGCCGATGGGATGCTTGCCATCCGGGCGCAGGGCGCAGCAACGCTCGCTGATGCGTCGTGTATGGCTGAAGGCGCGTCCAACAGACCGCCGCTGTCGCTCTCCGCTATCGAGGCGCTGGCTGGCGCGGTGTGGGCGCAGCAACTTCCGCTGCCAGGCTCTCCGCCAGCATACGCACCCGGAGCGGGCATGTTGTCCGCAGCGGAGATCGCCCGCGCCGCGCATGCGGTCTGGGCGCGGGGCCTGCCATGACCACCGCTGGCGAGCGGCTGCGTCAACTGGCCGGACGCAGCGGATCTGCCGGCGCACTGCTGCTGATGATCGGCGGTGGTGCAACCGCTGGGTCCGCCCTGGCCGCATACTCTGGATTGCTGACGGGGAAGGCCGCCGATCATTTGATGATGGACAGAGCACAGCCGTGGCCGGGCGGGACGTTTGGATTTGACTACGACAGCGTGCGCCGGAATAGACCGCGCCGCAAGAGGGATGACGAACTGATATGGCTGTGAAGGTTCCACTCGACGACCCGGCGTCGAAAATCATTGCCGATCTGCGCAGCCAGAACGTCACGCTGCCGGATGTGTTCTACGCGCTCGAAGACGAAAAGCGCACCCAGTCATTCACCGTCTCTGGCCTTGCAAAGCTGGATCAGATTCAGCGCGTGGCAGATGAGCTTGCCCGTCATGTCGCAGACGGCGGCACGTTGCAGGAGTTCCAAAAATGGGCCGAGAGCCAGGATTGGTCGCTGCCGGATCACCGCCTTGAAACGATCTTCCGAAACGCGGTGCAGACGGCCTACAACGCAGGGCACTGGCGTAGCTTCGAGGAAACGAAGGCCACGCGGCAATTCCTGATGTACGACGCCATCAACGACAGCCGAACGCGCCCGTCTCATTTGGCGCTCGACGGCACGATTCGACCGGTTGACGACCCGTTTTGGGACACACATTCGCCTCCGCTCGGGTTTCGATGCCGGTGCACCCTGCGCTCGCTGTCTGCCGACCAAGCGCGCGGGCGCGGGGGCGTGACGCAAAACCCGCCCGCTGAAGGCGTGGCAGACCCAGGGTGGGGCGCTAAGCCTACGGTGTGGTCTGACACGCTCGAAACCGTCTCCGAACAAAAGATCGGAGCGCTTCAGGAATCCATGACAAGCACCGCGCTAAATGCCGGAATGCAAATCGCGGCGGTCGAAATAGTCATTGCGCTCATCCGCAAGCTACTCGCCGGCGAAGATGGCGCGGGAACCTGATCCCGCCGCAATCGTAGGCGTGCGCTCCCATCATCGGGAGCATGAACCACAAGCCAATTGCGCTGACCTTCGCGGCAACGCCAGTCGCTGGATCGCCGCGCCGATTCTCCGGCGTCGCGTATTCAGGCGGAGTCATTCCGAACTATGGCTGGCTCGGAGACGTAGCGATTGACCTGGAGTCGCTGAAGAACGATCAAGGCGAAGAAATCCCCATCCTGGTCGATCACGACCAGAGCATCGACGGCATCGCTGGCAAGGGCCGCATCTTCAAAGCCACCGGCTCTGACGGGCTGCCGTTCCTATCCGTCGAAGGAGAGCTTTCGCAAGCTACCGATGCGGGAACCAAGGTCGCCGCTCTGTTCGCTGAGGGCTTCCCCGTGCAGCTTTCGGTCGGCATGCAGGCCAACGTGCGAGAGGTCTCAGAGCCGACCACGGTCAACGGGCGGGCAATGGATGTGTCCGCAATCTTTGAAGATGCCACCGTTCGGGAGGTGTCATTTGTTCCGGTTGGGGCTGACCCGAACACCCAGGCGCAAGCCTTTTCAGCCGCAGCAGCTGCCACCTCAAAGGAGAAACGAAATATGGAAGAAGTCGATGCCCTGAAGGCCCGCATTGCGGAGCTGGAGGCGCAGATCGAGGCCGCGCGCGTCGAGCGCCGCCGCGCCGATCTGTCCGCGCTGTTCGAGGCTGTTGGCCGGGACATGCCAGCAGATGACAAGCCGTATATCGAGATGAGCGACGCGGCCTTTTCCGCCTTCGCCGCCGATCTGAAGGCAGTCGCCAAGCCAGCGCGTGACGCGGCGCTGTTTGCCTCGACCAGCCTTGGCAAAGCCGCCGCAGGCAAGCCAGATGGCGATCAGCAGCGTATGAACGCCCTGCTGTCGGCGGTCGAGTCCATCATCAAGTCGTAAAGGAGCGCAGAAATGCCGATCATGCAAAGCACCGAGGGCCAGTTCCTCAAATACGAAGAAGAACAAGGATACAGCCGTGACGATGTGATCGTCGCGTCCGGGCAAAACATCGCCGTCGGCGAAGTGGTCGGGCGCATCACCGCGAGCGGCAAGATCGCCGCCTTCGACCCTGCTGCTTCGGACGGCACGCAGAACGCAATCGGAGTTTCGCTTAGCTACGTCGATGCGACCGCAGGCGACAAGCCGGGCGTGATTGTTGCCCGTCAAGCCATCGTCGTTGACCGCGACAACTTGGTGTGGGGCGGATCGCCCACCACCGCGCAGAAAGACGCCGCCGTAGCTCAACTCAAGGCACTGGGCATTCTTGCCCGCGCAACCGTCTAAAGGAGGCCAAGAATGCTGGTCAATAACTTCACCAATGCCGAGCTGACTGCGGCAATCAACAAGTTCCCCGTTCAGTGGGGGATGATCGGCCAAATGGGCCTGTTCCCGTCGCGCGGCGTTGCCTCACGCTCCGTCGTGATCGAGGAAGCCTCCGGAGCGCTTGCCGTGCTCCCCTCACACGAATGGGGCGGCAACGGCACGACGGCAGGAGCTATCAGCCGCAACACCGTCGCGTTCGGCATCAAACAGACCGTCCATGAGGATGTGGTTATGCCGGGGGACGTGCAAGACGTGCGCGATTTCGGCGTCGAGGGCATGAACACCGTCGCATCCGAAGTCGCCCGCCGCTTGCAGCGCATGCGCGCCAAGCACGACATCACCTTGGAGTGGAAGCGCATGGGCGCGCTCAAGGGACAGGTCACCAATGGGGACGGGTCGGTCATCGCCAACCTATTTTCGTCCTTCGGCGTCACTCAGGTGACGGTTGACTTCCTGCTCGGCACATCAACCACCAGCGTTCTTGCCAAGTGCGCTGACGTTATCAACCAGATTCAGGACAATCTCAAGGGCGACACAATGACCGGAGTGACCGCGCTGGTTAGCCCAGAGTTCTACTCGAAGCTGGTCGAGCACGACAAGGTGGTTGACGCCTACAAGTACCACAGCGAAGCAGCCGCGCGACTCGGCCAAGACATGCGCGGCGGGTTCCAGTTCGGCGGAATCAACTTCATCGAGTACCGCGCATCCGTCAGCGGCAACCGCTTGATCGCAGCCGGCGAGGGCCACGCCTTCCCGGTCGGCACGATGGACACCTTCGCCACCTACTTCGCACCGGCAGACTTCAACGAGACGGTCAACACCATCGGCCTGCCGTTCTACGTGAAGCAGTGGGAGCGTGAGGGCGGGCGCGGCGTCGTGCTGCATACGCAGTGCAACAGCCTGCCGCTGTGCCATCAACCGTCGGTTCTGGTCAAACTCACCACCAGCAACTAAACCATGCGCATCCTGATCGTGCGGACGTTCCAGGCTGGCGGACAGACGCTCAATGCGGGCGTGCTGTGCGAGCCTGCCGACGAGCTTGCGCGCGATTGGATCGCGCAGGGCTTTGCGCGTGCGTTCGATCCGGCTCAGGCAGCCGACCAAGGCGAATCCGATCAGCCGCCCGAGGCGCAGACCGCACGGGCGCGCCGCGCAAGGGGTTAAGCCATGAC